CTTACAGCCCCCGGCCACAGGGCCGCCCCCTGTACACCCCGCACGGCCGGCAGCCTGCATGCAGCCTGCCGTCCGCGCAGGGTTCGCATTACGCCTCTTCCGTTGCCTGGCCGCAGTCAGAGCGCCGAAAAACCACCTCGAGGGGCAGCTTCGTGGCGCGCAGGTAAGCGCGCAGCGCCAGGCATTCCTGTAGCTTCCAGTCCCCAGCACCGCGCAGCCGACGCGCAAATGTGGTTCTGTTTAGCCCGATTGCGTGCGCACAGTCCATTCTGCTTTTCGCCCGTATGCGCATCAGGGTTTGCAGGTTCGGGTAGTCGGTCATTTTCTCACCTCCAGCGCTTAAATAAGCAAACATTTGTTCTCATTATAGCACAAAAAAGCCCGGCTGCGCTACCAACACAGCCGGGTTTGCTAATAGAAGCGGGGGATTTTCCCCCCGATGTCCTATCCGACAGTAGGTACGCCATGTCGGGGTTGCACCATTACACAGGAAAATTTAAACAAAAAGTGCCCGCAGGCCCCAGAAAATGGGCTTGCGGGTATGTCCATTTTTAGCAGTCAACCATTGAGCCATCTTTAAAAATGAAGCGCAGTTTTCCGTCCTTTAGTACGCGCACCTGCTCCACCGTGCCATACCACAGCGTTTCGTTAAAGCTGGAAATGATCCCTTGATTTTTCAGCGTCTCCAGATACTCTGCCAGCTTGCCGCGTTTTCCAACGCGCTGCTTCTGTTCGGATTCCACATCGGCAATGCGCTGGCGAATTTCGTTGTAACGGGCCTCGTATTCCGCAAACTGCCGGTTGTACTCATCCTGATCCATTACCGTTGTCGCATTGAGCGTAATCAGGCGTTCCATCAGGCCGCGAGTGACCTCCAGCTCGGCTTGGAGCTTTTTCTGTTCTTCCTTGAGCGGTTGAATATCGCACCGTTTTTCCATGGTCGCCTCGCAAATCCGGATGATTTCGTCCTTCTTGTGCAGCGTCCGGTTAATCGCCATGACGAATGCATCCTGCAGCGTTTCGTCGCGCAAGGCGGGTGTTTGACAGGCGGTTTTTCCTTTATGGCGGGCATTGCATTGCCACACGGTCTTGGAATGCCACACCTTGCTGCCATACAGCGCGCCGCATTCATCGCAAAAGACGCGCCCGGAGAAGCAATGCGGCGTGTAATTCCGATGATTGGAATGTTTGCTCTTGGCAAGCTCTGCTTGCACAGCTTCGAACATTTCCGGCGAAATGATAGCGGGATGACTGTTTTCAACGTAATACTGGGGAACCTCGCCCTCGTTTACCTTCATTTTCTTGGTCAGGAAATCCGTGCAGAAGGTCTTTTGCAGGATGGCGTCGCCCTTGTATTTCTCGTTGGAAAGAATGCTTTTTACCGTTTCGGGCCGCCATTGCGGCCTCCCGGCAGGCGAAGGAATATTGCAGGAGGAAAGGAACCGCGCGATGTACGCAGGCGATTTTCCCTCCATGAACAGGCGATAGATCAGCTTGATCGTCGCAGCTTCCTCGGGCACGATTTCTGGAATGCCATCCGCACCCTTTTTATAGCCGAGAAACTGCTTATAGGGCAACGCCACCTTGCCGTCTGCAAAGCGTTTTCTCATGCCCCATGTCACGTTTTCGGAAATGTTTCGGCTTTCCTCCTGGGCCAGCGAGGACATGATCGTGAGCAGCAGCTCGCCCTTGGAATCCAGCGAGTAAATATTCTGTTCCTCGAAGTACACCTCCACGCCGTGCTCTTTGAGCAGGCGGATAGTGGTCAATGTATCGACCGTGTTGCGGGCGAAGCGGCTGACCGATTTCGTGATAATCAGGTCGATCTTTCCGGCCAGCGCGTCCTGCACCATGTCGTTGAATTGCTCGCGCTTTTTCGTGCTGGTGCCGGTGATACCTTTGTCGGCGTACACCGAAACAAATTCCCACTCCGGATTTTCCTGAATGTGGCGGGTGTAGCGGCTGACCTGTGCCTCGTAGCTGTTGGCCTGTTCCTCGTCGTTGGTAGAAACGCGGGCGTAGGCCGCCACGCGGCGTTTGCGGGTGCTGTGGATCGGCACGGCGGTAAAGCGGTTCAGTGTTGCGGGCACCACTGTAACCTTGGGCATATAGGCTCTTGCTTCGCTCATTTTACTCATCGCCCATCACCTTCTTTCAGAAGGCGCTGGGTACAGCGGCACAAATCTTCGATTTGCGCACGCTTAGTCGCGCTGCGCGCTCCCTCGTACCTCCTACGAGCATTTTCTGCTGCCTGCGCGCGCATTTCGTCCGTCCAGCTGCTGGCCCGGCTTTTATCCTGCCAGATGCGCTCTTCACGCCTGCCGTCTTTGAAGACGAATACCAGATGATTAAAGCAGGGCACCCGGATTTCCTGAATCTGGTTTCTGAAAACGGCCTCGTCGAATTGCGTCAGGCCCAGCGCAGCAGCGGCGTTTTTCATAAGAATATCCTCCGGCACCTGCTTCGCATGGCAGTGCGCCTTACCCATCGTCAGATAGGTGCTGCAATTCCAGGCTGTTTCTGTCCGGGAAACCTTGCGCCGGTAATATTTTCCGCATTTGTCGCACACGATCATTTGCGTAAAAACGCTGTACTGCGGCGCGTCGCGCTCAATGCCGTTAGCCTGACGATTCCGCTCGCGGAGCGCACAGGCCTGTGCAAAGGTCTCTGGCGAGATGATGGCCGGATGCGTGCCCTCCGCGTAATACTTGGGCAGCTGGCCCAGATTGTTCTTTTCCCGCTTGTGAATGTAATCGTCCACAAATTTCTTCTGCAAAAGGGCGTTGCCCGCGTATTTCTCATTCTTTAGCAGGTGCGTTACCCGGTTCGCCGTCCACATTCCGCCGTTCAGGCAGGGTACGTTGCCTTCCCGCAGCACGCGGGCGATTTCCGTTGAACCAAGGCCGTCCAGATAGGATTGGAAAACCCATCGCACAATCACCGCTTCATCCGGCTCAATTTCCACATGGCCCTTTGTGATCCGATAGCCGTACATGAAGCGCCAGTTGACCAGTTCGCCCGCCTCAAAGCGCTTGCGAATGCGCCACTTGCAGTTTTCCGAAACTGAGCGGCTTTCTTCCTGCGAATACGAAGCGAGGATGGTCAGCATCAGCTCGCCATCCCCACTCATAGAATGAATATTCTGTTCCTCGAAGAAAACGTCGATCCCCAGCGCCTTCAGCTCGCGCACGGTTTCCAGCAGCGTGACCGTATTCCGGGCAAAGCGGCTGATGCTTTTCGTCAATACCAGATCGATCTTCCCGGCCCGGCAGTCGGCCAAAAGGCGCTGGAATTCCGGCCTTTCGGGTTTCGTGCCGGTCAAAGCTCGGTCTGCGTATACGCCCGCATAACTCCAGCCAGGATGCTTCTGAATTTTCTCACTGTAATAGCTGACCTGCGCGGAGAAGGAATGCAGCATGGTTTCCTTCTCCATGGAAACGCGGGCATAGGCCGCCACATTCATCAGCTTCGGCGCTTTTGGTACTGCCGGGGTAATTTTATGAATGATTCGGTTCATTGAATGACCCTCCCTTCGTTAGTCTGTCTTATAAGAAGGGTCGATGAAAAGCAAGGCTTTTCGTAGCGAAAAAGAGGCAGAAATTTTGCCGCGTATTCTGTTTCAAGCGCCGAGTAGTCAGCTTCGTTAATCAGGCCTTTGTCCAGCATTTCCGCAAGCATGGCCACACCTGTCAGATAATTGCGGTTCCGTTCAGCCTGCCTTTTATCCATGGCGTTCCGCCTCCCTTCCATAGCGGTCGGCGACATAGCAGCCGTGGGAACAGTATTTCCGATGGCTGGACGGATAACTGAAAAAGGACTTTTTGCAGGCGGCGCACTGTTTTTGAATCGCATTCTGTGGCCCGAGTATCCGGTGCGAATAGGCCCAGGCATACCGGCACGCATCCGAACAGAAGCGGCGGCGACCATGTTTTTCAGGAAGCAGGATTTTTCCGCATTGCGGACAGATCGTCCGCGCGACGAACGTTTGCAGGCCTGCGCGGCGACAGTAGGATTTTACGGTGTTTTCTGAAAGGCCGAGAGCCGCGGCAATCTGGCCATAGCTCTTACCGTTTTCGCGCATACGCCGAAGCGCGTCTTTTTGAGAAGAGAGCATACATTCCTCCAAGAATCGGCCATGGGCCGGAATGCTGTGCAGCATGGAATTCTTGAAGTTTTGTTTTCTTGAAATCGTGTACTTTTGCAGTGTGAGAAAAAGCGCCGCAGACATTTCTGCCTGCGGCAATGTTTAGATAATGCGGGAATACTTGCCGGACACCCAGCCGACCTTAGAGCCGATCACCACGGCGTTCCAGCCGTTGGTGGCGGTGGCAACGTATTCATAGGTCATGCCGGGCGCAACCGCCGCAATGCGGCCAAAGTTCATGCCGTTGCCCGTGCGCACATTAACCTTGCCGCCATCGGAGACAATGATCACGGTGGTATTCACCGGACGCGGTTCCTCCGGCTGTTCATCAGACGGCGCAACAACGCCCGTGCCATAGTCGATGAACGGCAGCTTGTACCAGTGCGTCCATGGGCGATCCTTCACGCGGGTGCGCACGCAGCCATAATTAAAGCCGCGCCATTCCACGGCGTAGCCGTTGCCGACGTAATAGCCCACATGGCCGTCAAAGCGCAGCGCAATGCCGGGAATCTCGGGCAGTGTGTCGATGCTTCCCCACGCGCAGCCCTTGCTCTTGGCATAGCTGAACATCCCGTTGGCGCTCTTGTCCGGGCAGCCATGCGCACCGTACTTGCTGGAAAAGGTCTTGTTCGTGCCGATGGATTCCAGCGCACCCGCGCCGCCATTCGTCCATGCGTAGCCCTTACAGCCGCCCACACAGTCAGCGCAGACCTTCTTCTTTGCAATATCGTCCTTGTAGCGCTTCATGCGCCCGGACGTGTAATGCGCCGGGTACTGCTTCGCCTTGCGGTCGAGCAAACTCTGGCTGCACTTGTAGACGCAACTTCCATACCAATAAGGCTGGCCCACCATCTTCTCGCACCATGCGGCGAAATGCTCGCCGGTGAACGGCGTATCTTTTCTTTCTGCCATAAAATCCTCCTAAATTCAAAAGGCGGCGGTCACTCGCCGTCGCCCGCGTCGGTATTGTCCTTTTCCTCTCGCCCATGCAGCTGTGCAAGCACGTCCTTCATCTTGTCGGGAATGGGCAGGCCGATGTGGGCCGCGTTTTCCAGCAGGGAAAGGCCCTCGTTGGACAGGTAAAAGCAGATCACGGCGCTGCGCAGTGCGGAGCCGGTGCCCACGATATGAATGTCCACCACGTTGGCCACGCCCACCAGCATCAGGATCAGCACCTTCTTACAGATGCCCTTGAAGCCCACAGCACTGGACAGCTTCTTATCCACGATGGCACACATGAGGCCCGTGATGTAGTCCAGTACCATGAAAATGATCAGTGCAATCATCAGTCCGTCCATGCCTCCCAGAAAGTACCCCAGCCAGCCGCCAATCGCCGCGACGGCCATCTGAATCTTTGCCCAGATGATGTCAATGGAAAAGTTTCTCATTTCAATAATCCTCCGTTTGTATATTTCAAAAGCCGCCCTTGTGAGCGGCCCATGAGTCAGTTCAGCGCGATCTGCGGCGCTTCGGTTGAAGTTTTCTTTTGCCAGAGTGCAGGCACGTTCGGCGGCTCCCAGCCGGTTTGAGAAGTGTGCGCTGTAATGCAGACGTACTCTGTGCCGTTTTCATCGGGATAGAAAACGCTGTCGCTCAAGACGTAGTCCACGCCCGCCTGCCAGACGCGCTTTGTATCCTCGTGGATGATTTCGACCTTTCGCCAGAGCGCAGGCACCTTGTCCGGCTCCCAGCCGGTTTGCGTGGTGTGCGCCTGAATGCAGCGCCAGAGAAAACCGGCATAGCTGTACACGTCACCAATCTGTGCGGAAAGGCCCGGCTGCCAAACACGGCCCTCCAAGGCAGGCTGCACCGAAAGCAATTCTTCGTCCGTGAGCTTTCCGTCCGCCACGGCAGACCGCAGCAGCAGACCCAGTACATTGGGCAACGCTTCCTCCGCACTGACGGCAATGAACCCCTCGAAGGGCAGCGCCTGCATCTTCATTTCGTCCGTGACTGTTTGGCCTTCGGATACTTCCACAGCGTCCGGCAGGATCAGCACCTGCTCCGCCGTCACGCCCGTCATCTGGAAATTGTCGCCGGACAAAGTATACTGGCTCTCCGTGAGTCGTTTGGCCGCAACAAAAGAGGAGCGGATGACCGTTCGCACCCGCCCCTCCAAGGGAATCATGATTTGCACTTTTCTTCCTCCTTCTTAGCCGACAGCGTCGCCGCCGTTGTAAACCACTCGCAGATAGGGCTGCTGGCTGGTGTCCGAGCCGCTCATGCGCATATAGCACTTGGAATAGGTGGACGAGCCGAAATTGTAGGGGCTCTCATACAGGCACAGTCCGCCATACGTGCCGCTGGCCAATCCCTGCACCGCCGCCACGGGAATGGCGAAGGTCGCCGTTTCTCCACGTCCAATGCTGCCAATGGCTCCGTAGTTCACCGCGATGCTGGGCGCACCACTAGCGGACGTGTTGGTGATGGCGCACAGGTACAGCGTTTTCGCACTGCCGGAGCCGCTGCCCGTCTTGCGGTTCAGCGTGAGCGTCGCCGACTTGATTGTCGTACCGGACAGGATGGTTCTGAGCGTACTGAACCACATGCAGCCATAGTTCCAGCTAAGCGAGGATTTATAACCGCTGGCCGAGTACACCCCCTGCACCACATCCTGCGTATCCGAGCGCCAGCCGCCGCGATAGGATTTGGTCGTCGTTGCGTACATCAGCGCCGTATTGTCCGGCGTGACCACAGGAATGGCTGTGCCGTAATCGGTTGTTACACCCGTATCGAAAATCTGGCCGTTGTTGCCCTTACTCCGGGAGCCGGAAGGCACCGTACCGCTGCAAATGATATACCCGGCGTAGGACACCATGGCCCACGAGCACGATCCCTTGCAGCTTTGCACATAGGCCCAGCCCATATAGACCTCCAAGCCCTGCAAGGCGTTGTACAGGCCGCAGTTATAGAGGTACACATGAGTAGTGCGGCAATAGATTGAGTCATAGGTCACGTTGTTCGCGTCCAGTGTGCAGTTATTCAGCTCCACATGGTGGTTCATTTGCAGGTCGATGAGATACGGATTCCGGTTGGAACCGTTCAGCGTTCGGATTTCCCGCAGGGACAGATTCTGAAAGCAGATGTGGGCCGAGCAGCCCTTCACCGAAATATAGCTGTTCAGGCGGCTGTTGGCATAGCCGTAAATGGTCAGCTTGCCCGGCCCGGTGATGCCCTGAATCTGCGTTCCGGCAGGCTCGTAGACTTCACTGGTTCCGCTGGGCAGATAAATAACCACATTCGAGCGGAGAAAGCGGTTGTTGACTGCCTTCACCGCGTCGCCCAGGGAGCGGAAGTAGGTGTCGCTGGTGCCAGAATAGGACGTGTTCACATACAGATACAGCG